CAGTAGAGAGGACGCCACTAGCAGATCCCGATAGCTACGCGGCTATGCTGATGAACCCGGCAGATAACATCGACAACATCGACCCGAAGTTCATGAAGATCCTCAACGGGCTGTCAAAGCGTAAGCGTGATAGGTTCCTACTTGGGCTGTGGCAGGATGATGATGATAGGGCACTGTGGAAGTACGATAACATCCTACGCTCAACTGAGGCGTTCGACTATGATAGGATCGTGGTGGCTATCGACCCTGCGGTTACCAACACCGAGCAATCTGACCAGACAGGCATCATCGTAGCAGGCAAGCTCGGTAATCAGTTCCATGTCCTTGACGACGTAAGCGGCAACTACTCGCCGAAGGAATGGGCGAACAAGGCAGTGTCGGCCTACTTCCATTGGCACGCTGACCGTATCATCGGCGAGGTGAACAACGGCGGCGACATGATCGAGAACACCATCCGACAGGTGAACGCCAGTGTGAGCTACAAGGAAGTGAGAGCCACCAGAGGTAAGGTACTGAGGGCTGAGCCTATCGCAGCACTGTATGAGCAGGGACGTGGCTTCCATCACGGTTCATTCCACGAGCTAGAGGATCAGATGACGACGCCTTTGGATGAGCTAGAGCATGATGATAGAATCGACGCGATGGTGTGGGCGGCAACTGAGCTGATGCTAGGCGAGGAAGGCCACGGCGCTTTCTTCGTTGATCTGTAGGAGGTAGAGATGACAGAGACAGGAATCCTATTGACGGAAGACATGGCTGCCGTTGTTGTACACGGGGCCAGCGTGTGCTTCAGTGAAGGGCTGGGATCAGACGATTACAAGTCCGAGGCGCGGCTTATGACAGACATTGCATCCGCGTTCCCTTTTCTGAAAGAAGGATGTAGCTGGCTCCCGTGGGAATCGTGGGAAGAGGGCGAATAGTGCCAATCAAACAATACCCCATAGTCTCGCTCGCAGACATGATCGCTGAGTTCGACCTGAGAGAGCCGAAACCAGGCAGAGAGACATCGGCGTTCATCAAGCGTTGGAGACAGAAGGAACTGTCCTTGAAGCACAATGGGTCGGTGCATTTGTCTATCGCTGTGCACGACATCAACCCGGAAGAGATCGAGTCGATCAGATCGACGAAGAAGGTTAGGGACGCTGAGCGGTATGGGAATAACATGTTCGTTGAGGTGTAGGATGCTATTACTATGGAGACTGCGGCGTGGACGCGCCACGCAGAGGAGCGAATGTGTTTATAAGGGGAAGCTCGAACGTTTTCCAGAGTGACCTTCCGGGTAACCGGGGACATTCACAGCAACGACGTTGGTGCCAAGGCTGATCTGTTATGAGTGAAGCCGCAGATTACTGCCCTACGTTGTTGGCCTATACTCGGCTGGGGAGTTGGATCAGCCAGCCTCCGAACTATACATAGTGTCAGTTTACATCGTCAGGAAAACATACTGGCAAGCAATCTATATAGTTTCCCAATCAATCAGTAGCAACCCCTCTTGTATATAAACGCCACACGTGTTAGTATCTCTCCGATAGGCACGACAACCGGACTGTGCTTATCGAGGGGAGTTAATGGGACGTTTGCGCAATGCCGTCCTAGACTGGGCAGTAGATGGTCCTCGGGCCGCTATTGCCAATTTGCTTTCTACACGCGCTAGATCTCCTCAGACAACTTCCTCCATGCAATACGGCGTTGAGAAGTGGACGGATTGGAATACGAAGAAGGCCGTCATTGAAGGATATGAGTCGCACTGGCTCGTTTCCCGGCTGATCCAACTCAGAGCTGATGCGCAAGTTTCCATCCCGATCATCGCTAAAGACATATCCACCAAAGACGCGACCTCAGATACACATCCAGCGTCAAAGATGATTTACAGCCCCAATCCTAAGATCTCAATGGACGATCTGAAGTTCAGGGTAGAGCTATTCCTATGCTTAGCCGGTGACGCCTATTGGTACATCAACCAGCTAGGCGACAGCGTAAGGTTGGACCCGCTACGATCAGATCGTGTGAGCATCAAGGTTCTAAGGGCGCGTGATAGTGATGACGGGGTAGAGAAACATATATACCTCTACACGATCCCAGGCAACAAGCCAGTTCCATTTGCTGAAGACGAGATAGTCCACTTCAAGAACTACAGCCCGTCGAGCGACTTATTCGGGCAGCCTGTATTGAGGGCGAATGCCAAGCTGGTAGACACGGGCAATGCGATAACTGACTTCCAGTATCACTCGATGATAAATGGCATGTGGCCTAGTGGGACTATAAGCACGGGCATGTTGGAAAAGACTCAGTATGATCGGCTAATGGCGCAGATGAAGGAGTTCAAGGAAGGGCCAGCGAATGCACGTAAAGCGATAGTTATCGAGGACGGGCGCGGGTTTGTTCCTGCTACCCCGACGCCTGCTGAGATGGACTTCATGGGCGGATCGAACCTGACGAACCAGGAGCTATGCACTGGCTTCGGCGTGTTCGCAGAGTCAACTGGATTAGTACCAGCCAAATTCGAGAACATGAGGGCGTCTGAGGTTGCGACTTACAACGCGACGTACATTCCGTCGGTCAAGAAATTCGTGGCTACGTTGAACATCCAACTTGCGCCTCACTTCGATGGCATCTATTTCGATTACGATCTGTCAGGTACGCCGCCGATGGTCGATAAGCGCAAAGCGAACGCCGAAGAAGGGAAGAAGTATTTCGACATGGGCATCTCTACCAGGGCGATCAACGAACGATTAAGCCTCGGGTTTGATGAGAAAGACTGTCCAGAGGACGGATACATATCAGTGAAGTTGCTTCCTGTTGACGCGGCGCGGGACACGGTTGACGAAGGGCGGGCATATACAGCCGTAGAGATGATGCGCTTACCTCGTGAGAAGAGGGCACGCATTCTTGAGAGGTCGGCAGATAGCGCAGTATTAGATTTGCACTATCGGGCAACGGACAGAAAGCGGCTTGGATGGGAGCGCGGTGTTGCACAGAAGGTTAGTTCTCTGTTTACGGCAGAGTCGTCAGCGGTGGTCAAAGCTATCACAAACGGACATACAGATACTGACGCGGCTATTGAATCCCAGCGCGGCGCGTGGGTGAAGACCTTCACTGCCGTATACAGAGCAGTCATAGAGGACTTCGGCGAAGAGACGTTTGACGAGTTGGTTCCAAGGACGATTGATATGAGTGCAGTGATTTCCTCACCTTCCGACGTGTCGGGAGAAAGGATCTCAGATAGGGGGGTCCTACTGCACTCAGAAAAGCGCGACTTCGATCCGTGGTCAGAGGAGATTGAGAAGTACGTCAACGCTCACGCCGCTGCCGAGGTGAAGCTGATACAGGACACGACGAAGAAGGCCATCCGTGCGATCGTGCTCAAGGGGATCAAGGATGGCGATAGCAGTGTCAAGATAGCACGCAGCATCAAAGAGGTGTTTAAGGATTGGGAAGGCGGCACGGACACCTATCGCGCAATGATGATCGCACGTACTGAGGTGCATCAAGCGGCTGGGACGGCGATGCACGAGTCTGCGCGGCAATCAGGCGTTGCGAAACAGAAGGCATGGCTGGACGCGGGCGACGATCGGGTGAGGACGGCGCACGTGAATAACACGGGGCAGGGATGGATTCCATTCGGAGATACGTTCTCAGACGGTGCGGATTATCCGGGTGATGGGACGAACGACGTGAATTGCAGATGCGTGGGAATGTACAAGGGGTAGGTGACGGGATGCACTATCTGAATCTGCAAGAGGGGAAACGACGTGCTGGCATCCTGGCGAGATTGACTGATCGCCGAATGGCAGGGTTCAGCTTTCTGTATGAGGGTTCAAAGACTGAACAGCTTTGGGTGCGCACTCGGAAGCTATGTAGCTGTGCTATGTGTGGCAATCCTCGCAGACACTTCAAGGGTAAAGACAGGTTGACGTTGGCTGATAAGCGACAGAATGACGCGGCGAGAGATGCGTTGCAATGTATAAGGGATAGGTGAGCGGTATGGACCATCAGCATTATTCAATAAGGGATTCAGGGCACAGGGGATACCTGTTTGACGCCGATTTCGACATTGCCGACGTGATGAAGATCGTCATTACCACACCGGCAACGGGCTCGTATTGGTTGGCAGAGGATGTGTCATCTGCTTCTATATCCAATGTGCTGATTACAGAGGGCGTGACGATCGGGGCTGCGGGCACTGCGCTTACGTTGTTCGGGCGCATCCGTCAGGGTAGCTATCCAGATGAGTACGCTGTGGCTGCTGAGTATGACGGCACTTACACAGGCGGCACAGAGATTCTTCAGAGGGCAGAGATGCGCGGCGAGCCGGGAAATCACTTCCTGTTGAAACCATCAACATCATATCAAATCACGGTTACGAGCAAGGCAGACAGTAACTATGCCTCGGTCATCGTGTGGGTGTGGGAGTCTTAAGGGGTGAGCCATGACCAATCCAGAAAGATCGTTTGAGGTGCGGACGGTAGAAGACGGCGAGCCTGGGAGCTTCGAGGGCTACGCTTCAGTGTTTGGAGTGGTCGATTCTCACGGCACGGTATTTGACAGGGGTGCGTTCACGAAGACGATAAAGGAGCGCGGAGGATGGCTCCCGATTGTCTGGATGCACAAGCCTGACGTACCGATTGGACGCGCTTTAGTTACTGAAGACGATATAGGAATGAGGGTTCAAGGCCAGCTCGACCTTGATGTACAGAAAGGCGCTGAGGTGCATAGCGGGATGAAGAAGGGATACATCACTGTGATGTCCCACTCATTCGGCAAGATCCCAGACAAGATCAAGATTGTAAAGACAGACGGTGTGGATGTTCCTCATTTTCGCGAGGTGAAATCCTTCGAGGTTTCACCCGTAACGGCGAACTTCGCATCAGCAAGCGAAGCAACGATTGACATGACTAGCGTGAGAACTGAAGCGCCACAGGAACCGATGGTGATTCCCGATGGCATGAGAACGCAGATGGATCGAATAGACGCACTCCTTGAGCCGTCCAACGACACTCGAACGGAGCCGCAAGGCAAGCCGGGAAACCACTTGCAGGGCATCCAGACGCAGGTAGAAAGAATATCTAGGTTGAGGAGTGATTAAGATGGCAGAGAACGACGAGAGAACAGATCAGGAGAAGGCACTTGAGCGCGTAGAAGTGCAGCTCAAGGGTGTCGCCGATGTGCTTGAAGGCGTGCCTGAGACAGTGAAAGAGGAAGTCGAGCGGCGCGTCAAAGAGATTACCGGCGACGCTACAGCACATTACGAAGAGATGGAAGAGAAGCTGACTGAAGCCGACGAACGCTTGACGGCTGCGATTCAGGAACAGCGAGCGCCCGGAGTAGTTGCGACCGAAGAGTGCGAGGAAGACTACGGCTATGGCAACGAGCCCGGCGGCTTTGACGAGATGATTGCTGAGGTACGTTCGTGCGGTGCAGGCGGCATGGGAACGCCTGAGCGTCTACTTAAGATGCACAAGGGCGAGATTGAGCGACGTGGGCTGAGCACTCTGACTGGTATTGGCGGCGGCTTCTGGATGCGCCCGCAGTACACGGATGAACTGCTACAGATTCCAGCCGATCAGCAGTATATGTCTTCGATGATTCGCAACCTTCCTGCGACCGACCCACCGAATTCAGAGTTCACGTTCAACGCATTCGATCAGTCTGGAGCTAAGGGCATCTATGGCGGCGTTGCTGTCTATTCGTCCTCAGAGCTTGCAACCCTGTCCGAGACGGACTATCCAACCCTGATGACGGTCACATTCAAGCCTGAGAAGACGGGTGTATTCTGGCTTGTCTCAGAAGAGTCACAGGCGAATACGCCACAGATGGGCGCGATGATGCAGCCTCTTCTTAACGGCGCAATCCTTTCGCAGCGTGATGACAAGATTCAGACGGGTACTGGCGCAGGCGAGTTCAAGGGATTTGCTTCAAGCCCTGCGATGCTCTCCATTGCTCGTAGTGTAGCCGATCAGGTCAACTACATCGACCTTGTGAACATGATTGCAAGACAGATGACAAATGGTGGAGGCAAGTTCGTATGGCTGTGCCAGCGAGTTACCATGCTTCCTCAGCTCATGACCATCACTAATGGCGATGGGACTATCATGTGGG